CTAGTGAAAGAGGGTCATGCAATTCCCGATGGACTAAGACCCTTTATATATGCCTTTGACGGTGATTTAAGACGGACAATCACGGAACTTCAAGCGTCTATCGCAACGGGTCTTCGGCTGAATGTTCAAATTGAAAAAGGACTAGAACAATACGAAAAGATAATAATTGAAATAACAAACAAGAATCCAAATGAAGTATTAACAAATCTACATAATCTAATCTATGATGGGTTTTCTATCAAGGAAATCTGTATAGGTTTACATGACTTTGTTATTGCATCCGAGATGGATAGTAATACTAAATTAAAATTCCTGCGAGTAATTGGTGAAGGTGAATGGCGTTCCCTAAACATGACCCCGAAATTACTCGCTTCATGGATGGTTGGGAATTTAATATAAGGAGGTAAAAAATATGCAAAACGAAATAATAAAAGCGGCAGAGAAATTGGGTATCAGCGAAACTGATGCTCAATCGAAATTTGAAAGTATATGTGAAGAAAACAAGGTGTCTACGGACTCCCCCCTAGCGAAAGGCTTGTGGCGAAGTTATGCTTCTCAACAATTGAGAATGATGGCAAAAGACACAGCAGGAACTACAGAGAAGAAAGGATTCGGTGACGATGCTTTTGGCTTCTTTATTTCCCTTGAAGAACCTAGAGACATGATGGCTTACAACAGAAAGCGAGCAATTGATGAATGGAACCGTGACCCGTTTACTGCACACGAAACAGGGCTAGTAGCAACAGCCGAGAAGAATACAGAAGGAAAGTATGTTGTTTCCCGTTATTATGACGGCGAAGAACAAAGTAGAGTTCTAAGTAAACTATCGGATGGAGCAGAATACCTTGAAGATGGTAGCATTGTTATCCCTCTTGATTCACAACAACGATACCAAAACGGTGGAGAAAATAAGAACTACGGTAAGCCTCTAGCAAAGGAATTGATGCGACGCAGTGGACTCTTTGTAGGAAAGGTCGGAGACGATACAGACTACAAACTCTATCACTTCTCATACAAGAATAAGGGTGGTTTAGAATTCGTTCCTAAGTCCTTTGATTGGGTAAGCATGACAGTCATTAAAGACTCTAATAGAGATGGCTACATCTACGGCTATTCTTTGAAGACTCTAGGTAGCCTTCTAGTAAACAGTGAACAAGACCCCGAAGGTGAAGTGTTCCGTGATGTTTCTTCTGTCAATATGGTTGAATTAGCCAGCACACTAGCGGCGGATAATGTTGCATCATTAACACTACTAGATGCAAAGCACTTAGAATTGCGTGACAGAGTTTCAGTAGACCGATTCGTTGTCACTATGGGAACTGTTTGTAATATGAACATGACCCCTACTTCTAACGGAAACCGTATCATCAACTTGACTGACTTAAATGCAGACTTTGATTATGATACTGATGGAATGACTACTTGTTGGGTTCCTGCTCATATTGAATTAGACTTTGGAATTGGTTCCGAGGTTGTAGTAGTGGGTAGAACTTCTCAACGAGAGGGTGAAGACGGATATGAACCGGCAACAATTAACCTATCGGGAATTTATGTTACCGAGCGAAAAGGACAAGTCGAAGGAAATGTGGAGGCTCAAGCAGAAGACCTTGATTGGTTTTGATTGAGTAGACCCAGTTCTACGCCGTGTAAGTGTGGCGGTTGAAAGACACTCAAATAGGTGCAAAGCCTATACTCTACGGAGGGAAAAAATAATGCTAATGATAACAAATAAAATGATAAGAACAGACAGGGCTTTAATGCCACTACAGAAACTACAGCATATGTCTTGGAAAGAACTTAGGGATGACGATGTTATTACCTTTGAAGTAAAACTATGGTCGGCAAGTGGAACGCCTATAGTCCAAGTATGCGGAGAAAGAGAGATGGAACTTTTCTTGGAGATTCTACATGGAGTGATTCATAATGGGTGATACTATTACAATCACTCCTTCGTTTGTAGAAAAAGAAGGAACATGGGTAGTTAGTTTTAACGAGGTTGATTTCATAACATGGAAAGAAAATTACGACGACAAATCCTACTTTGTTAAACTACACATAGGCTCTAAAGAAACAAGGATTCAATTAGACTTTGAAGAAGAAGTAGAAGAATTGATTACATCGTGGAAAAAATATAAAGGGGCCGAAAGCCAAATGCCCTTGAAACGGTGGAAAAAATATGAAGGTGAATAAAAATGGATAATAAAAAACAAACAGAAATAAACATTGAGGGACTTAGAAGCAAACTTCTAAAACAAACCGAACAGCATAAGAATGCCCCTAAAAGAATTAGAGTGGGTATTGAAGGTGATGCTAAGACAGGTAAGACTGGACTAGCAATGGACTTAACAAAGAAGACTTTCTACTTAGATGTAGACAATGGTTCAGTCCCGACTTGGCAAACAAACTATGATTCAACTGATAGAATTATTGTTTTTAACCCTGCTGAATATGATGAAGACGGAGAATTTATGCCTTACCTAACACAAGGCAATATTCGTTCATTTATTGCTCTTGCTAAACAAACCGCAAAGACAGAAGAAGTAGTATTTGTTTGGGATGGAGTAGATACATGGTTAGACTATTGCACACTTTACATGGCAGGAATGGAAACATCTAGAATGCGACCAATGAAGACGGCTAAACAGCAAGACTGGTTTCATCGGAACCAACCCTTTAGAGAAGTAATGAAAGAAATGGAAGCATTAGACTGCGACCAAATCTACATCACACATACTAAACCCCCGTTTAGAGATGAACCACCTTCACCAATTTGGAATCGTTGGGACTCTCACCTATGGACTGTTCTACAAACATCTCAAAGAAACACACAGAAAGGCATGGAGTATTTTGCTACTGTAAAAAGTAGCAAATACAATCCTTCTATTCTTGGTAAAAGAGTTTCTTTCCTTTCAGTTAATCGAACAGGTGAAGTTGATTGGACAGGTTTCAAGGAATTAAAAGAGGGAACACTATGAAGTTTTTAGTAGATGCAAAGGTATTTAGAACCGGATTAGAAGACATCATGGGTAGTGGAAAGTATGCTCAAAGTGGAGGAGTAAAGGCGGGACTGCTAAGTGAATATGCTTATCTCGATTTGAAAGAAAACACCTTGGACTTATGGAATGGTGATGGCAGTTATATCAACAAACTTACACTCGCAGTAAACATAATGGATGACTCTACACGGAATGCCACAGTTAATATTAAAACTCTACTGCCGTTCTTGAAGAAACTATCGGGCAACATAGAAGTGTCTATGCTAGATTCAGTCACCATTAGTGGAGTCACAGGAACTCTTACACTACCACTAATAAACCAACACCCACATCACGAAGTAATTCAAAGACTCTACGCTATGGATTTAAAACTAGAAGATGAAATGCCTCAATTCAATGGTAAATCATTTGAAGGTTATTTTGATATGCTTGTAGCAGACTTTCAAGAAGCAATTAACCATTGTGAATTGATAGGAACAGGAGTCTATAAACTTGAGTGGGATGCTAAAGACAGACACCATGCAAAACTTTCTTCGACAGTTGTTGGGGTTAAAGGATATACTACTACAGTAAGTGTAGCAAATGGAGAAGGAGATTCGGCAACGGTATGTTTTACTGGCCCACTCCATAGATTCTTCAAAGGACACACTATTACATTTTATGTAAAAGACGAATTCCCTATCCTCCTTGTTGGAGAAGATAGATTACTAGTCAAGGTTCCGCACACGGAATAGTGAACACAATGATAATAACTAATTATAATAATAATATATATCTCTCTTGGAGAGACAGCGAAGGAAACAAAGTGATTAAAAATGATACTTACAAGCCTTATTTTTATGTTAAAGAAACTGCTAGAGAACCTGCGACTTACAAGGCAACTAAAACTATAGTTAGGGACTTTGAATATGAGCGTGGAGAGTGGGTTAATCTTGACGGAGACAAACTAAAGAAGGTCTATGTAGACATGCCTAAAGACATCTACAAGGCAAAGGAAGAGTTTTCTCAAACCTATGAGGCTGATGTTCCTTTTCATCACCGATACGCTATAGACCAATTAGAATCCATCCCCGAATACAATATGCGTAAGTGGTATTGGGATATGGAGTGGCAACAGGGAGGAGAACATGACAGTAAAATTACTGCTATTGTTGCCTATGATAACTTTGATAATCAGTTCTATACTTGGACTTGGCAACCAACTCCTAATGAGGATATAGAAGCCCCTAGTGTAGAAGGCTACAATTGTCTAATGTTTAATGAACACAGTGAAGAAGAAATGATTAGACAATTTCTAATATGTATGGAACACTGCGACCCCGACATGCTAATTGCATGGTTTGGTTTGAAGTTTGATTTACCTAAGTTGTTGGAACGGTGTTGTGCATTGAGTATTAACCCTCTAGGTATTTCACCACTAGGAGTTATTGATGGTCTTTCATTCAAGAATGACGAATGGGTGTTTACTAAAGGCGAAGGCTACAACCCTACAGCCCAACCCATCAAAGGCCGGATTACTCTTAACTTAGATTTAGCATTTGAACGACAGTGGAATGATGCTCAACGAGGAACCCTGCCTAGTCTCGCACTTGACTTTGTTTCTAAGACATTGTTTGGAGAAGGTAAACATACTGAAACTAAGTTTACTGACCCCAATGAATTCTACCGTAGAGGGTGGCTAGAAGACTCATCAGCATACTTACAGTATGCCATTATAGATGTAGAGTTGTTGAGGAAAATTGATGAAGAGAACTTTACTTCGGAGGCAATTCTCTCTCTACAGCGATTACTGGTGGCACCATTCGATGCTTGTTTCTTTGCATCTAATATGGGTTCAATGTATTTTATGCGTAATGCATGGTGGAAAGCACCAACAGGTAGCAAACCTAAACACAAGGTATGTGATTCATGCGGCTACAAGAACCCTAATGATAAGAAACTAAAGACTTGTAAGAAGTGTAAAGAGAGTCTTTCTTATTCCGGTGCTATGGTTTACAACCCAAAGGATGAGAATACCAATGGCCTACACTATAATGTAGCGGCGTTTGATTTTGCTGGTCTTTATCCTAGTATGATTATTGCTCGGAACATTTCTTTTGAAACTAAGAGTAGTGAAGAGACAGTATTCGGTGCTGACTTAAACACTCCTCAAAACTTAAAAGAAGTTGATGGGGAATATGAAAGACAGATGTTGTATTACACTACAGAAGAATTAGGACTATTACCTAAGTCATTGTTGGCCTTGAAGGATTTGAGAAACGAATACAAGACCAACATGAAAGAGGCTAGGAATAGTGGCGACAAAGAGCAAACTGCTAAGTGGAATAATAATCAAATGGCAGTCAAGCGACTCATGGCATCCTTCTACGGAATCCTTGCATACAAGGGGTTCGGTTGGGCTGATGTTAATTTGGCGGCTAGCATTACTGCTAGTGCGAGAGAGGCGATTAGACTGGCGGCATTTAAGGCGAAGGAGATGAAAGCATGAAATGTATTAAACCGATGAAACACAGACCGGAGTTTGAAGGTAAGCATCACTGTAAGTTATGTGAAGCAGAACAAGTAGGTGAAGAAGAATGAAATACTGCCCTAAGTGTGGTTGTAGAATAGTCTTACCGATTGAACATTCAAGAATATGTGACGGTGAAGAAGAATGAATAAAATAAAGAAGGGTGAACCTGTTATCGGCCCCCGCCTTATTGATGGTAAAAGACGATGGATTTGTTGGAAATGTAAGCGAATATATGTAACCTGTGGCTGGTGTATGTTGTGTGGTGAAGAAGAATGAATAAGTATTTTGAGAAGTGGATGATAGCAGAGATACAAAAAACAACGGGAACCTTTACCGCTAGAGAAATGGTGGACAGAATAATAGATGAAAGAGGTTCTTCACCCCACATAGGAGATGCTTATTCCGCCACATGGATATGTAAGAAGCATTCAAAAAGGATAGGTCGTGGGCGGTTTGTTAAGGTGATAGCAATATGACGGCAAAGTGCGAAGAATGTGGAATACATTTGTATAAGAAAGATATTGAGAATAACAAATGTATATCGTGTGGAATGGATGTGAAGGCATGACTTGTAAAACATGCTCAAGGAATGTTAAGGCAATACACCCAACAAACAGGAGTTGCCATAAGTGCAACTCTTGGAAGAATAATAGGAGGAATAAAAGATATGTTTAATATAGATGAATTAGTAAAAGTGCAAAGAACAACCAACGATACCTTACAGGAATTATTGGATAATGTGAAACGAAGTAATAAGATTTTAATGATGGTTAATTTAGTAAATATAGCAACTATCATAACTATAATAATGGTGATAATATGAATAATGAAGATAAAATAAATAAACTAGAAGCCCGAATAATTAACCTTGAAGCCGAACTAGAAGGACTCTATACAGGGAATAGTAAACTTGTTACTATGTATAAAGCAATTCAAGAACTTCAAGCACTACACGAAGCACCCGCTAATAAGTTTACTCATTACTTAGGTTGAGATTAAATGGAAGTAGTTTACGGTCACACTGATTCTATTTATATCAAAGTAGAATCTATAGAACAGGCACATGCAAGCCTAAAAGAAATCAACGACTATGTTAGAGAATCATTCCCTAATGTATTGGGACTCGATGAACACCCAGTAGTGTTAGAGTTTGAGAAGTATTTCTCTTCACTAGGCGTCGGCATAACAAAGAATAGAAACGCAGGTTTAATCTCATGGGAGGATGGAGTGTTCTTAGAAGAACCTAAGTTCACCATGACAGGATTCACTGCGAAGCGAATGTCCGAAACCCCACTAGCAAAAAGAATACAAACTACAGTATTGAAAATGTGGGTAGACGGGAATACAGAAGACAGTATAGTAGACTACTGCCGAGAAGAATACTTGAAAACATTGAATGGTGAAAACTCCATTACTGATGTTGTTAAACGAAGTAGACTAAAGGAAAATAGGTTTGCTGTCAAGTGTTCTTGTAATCGCAAATACAACATGATGGAGATATATGACTTGCAGTATTGCACTAAATGTGCAAAGTTAAAGAAACACTTTACAACCTTAGATGGTAAGCGACCAACTATAGGTTCGGGTATTGCAGGGATGCTTTATGGGAATGAAGAATTAAACTTCAAGTATGATAACTCATACATTTACATGAAAATTATTCCTACTGGATTCTACACGAATCCATTAACAAATGAAAGACGGTCGGCTGAATGGGTTGCAGGAACAACCTTTACAGACTTGGAGAAATTTACTCCCGATTGGGGACACTATGCTGAACAAGTTATCAGTAAAGCCCAACCTATCTTTGATGCTATGGGTTGGCAATCAATACGAATAAAAAACAAACAAAAGACATTAGATGAATGGTGGTAAAAATGAGTGAAATAGAAAGTGATTATAAAAAAGAAATAGACAGTATGCTAGAATATACATATCAGTGGTTGCCGGAAAACTACAGTGACCCGACAGAGCCGATATTGAAAATTACAAAGTCCTCTTTAGGCACCTTCGATTGGTGTCCAAAGAAGTATGACTTTAGTTATCAACAGCGTTTGTCTCAAGACCAAACAGAAGCAATGCGTAAGGGAACCATAATGCATAATGCTAGAGAAGACTTCTTCAATATGTTTGATGTTAAGAAGGCCGAAGGAATGTCCAATGAAGAAATCCTAGACTATTGTTCTAGCCTATTCCCTATTGACGACTACTTCGACGACTACCAAACTATCGCAGTCTTTGAATCACAGAGATTCATTGATTCATTAGCCGAAGAAAAGACACACGAATACTTGCCCGTTTGTAATGAAGGTAAGTTTGATTGCGAGATTACTATTAGAGCCGATGGAAACCCTAAGTTTCCTTTAAGCCGAGACTATGTAGTGCATCTTCAAGGAATCATTGATAGGATTTTTCAAGAAGGTAACGGCTACATTCCTATGGAATTTAAGACCGGCCCTTGGAAAGACTACAAGGCTACTAGTATGCGTAAAGAAATGGCCTTCTATAAAATACTGATTGACAATTCTAGTGATTTGGTATTAAGAGAAGCAGGATTAGAACCTAATGTCCCTGTAAGTCATTGGTCTTGGTATTATCCAATCTCTAATCATGTGCATTGCGAGACTGCTAAGAAGCGTAATGAAACTTCTGTATTGAATAGCATTGCTAAACTGATTCATTCTTATGAACAGAAACTCTTTGAGCCTAAGTTCTACTACAAAACCTGCGCCCACTGTTCCTTCTTTGGAATATGTGATGCGGCACAAGACGATACTTGGGTGTGATTGAATGATTGACGAAAAGAAATACGATTTGAAATATTACCGAACATTTAGGGATGCAAAGCAACGCCATGTAAATGACTTACAACAAATGTATAACCTTGTGAATAGTCAATTACACATGGCTAAATTAAACCTTGAAGCAATTAAAGACATAATAATAAAATTAGAGATGATTGAATGATTAACACAGACAAATACGAAGGACACATACGAGGGCCGTGGCGAGATTTACGACATGAAGGTGCAATGTCTCATCACATTGTTACCGGAAATGTAAATATCTGCACCGTGTTTCCGAATGAAGCAACGGCAAACTTAGTGACAGACGCACCACTACTGCTTGAAGAAGTCAAGCGACTGCGTGAAGGCATACTCAACATTAGAGATACAGTTGAAGATAACGATTTGGATTGGATGTGTATTGTTTTGAAGAAAATAACGGAGTTGATTGAATGATTGACGAAAAGAAATACGAAGGACATACAGAAGGTGAATGGAAAGTAGGCGCACGAAAAGGTGCTATGACTGTGAGGGATTCTAACGGTGAAGAAATAGCGGCAACCAATTCTTATCTAAACGCACGACTTATGGCAGACGCACCACTACTCTTAGCAGAAGTGATACGGTTGCGTGAAGAACTTGAGCGCATGACTACACTATGCACATGGTGGGTAGCCGAAGCCGAGCGATTAGAAAAAGAGATGGAGATGATTGAATGACTATGCAGAAAATTGCTTTAGATGCCATCACTATTCTTTCTCATTATGGGAAATATGACAGTGATGTTATGGGCTACGCAAGAGCATTACTGGCTCGCTATGAAGGTGTGATAAATGAACAGAACAACAATTGAATTGCTAGTCTCATCGAGGCAATGGGCCTTTAGTGAAATAAGCAACATGAAGAAAACAATAGAAGAACTTTGCGACCAAATATACAACGAGGCTAAACTAATTGATAGGTTTGAATTAGTTCGTGATGTAACAATTAACGAGGGCTTTGTTGGATATAGTTTTGAAGACTGTTTTAGACAAGCCGCTAAAGTAAAACTTAGTGGTGACATAGCAGAAGTAATAACGGAAATGTTAGGCGAAGCAACAATTAGTTTCGCAAGTAAAAATGGAGGAAATGAAAATGAAATATCCGAGAGAAGTGTGGGCGGGAAGTCACATAAAGAACGCACCACAGATGAAAAGAAAAATAGTAAGGACAAAAAGTGAATATATTGAGTTTGTCAAAACTCAAAATAATAGAACCAATGTCTACACTACGGTTTATGATTTTGAACACTTTGCCGAAACAGCAAAGGTTGAGTCGTCTGTAGTCCTTGATAGAATATTCTTTGACTTCGATGCACATGAAGACAACATAGGCGTAGCCCTAGAAGATTTGAAAATAGTGTTGGACTATGTAAGTAAATACCAACATACTATTTTCTTTTCCGGTAGGGGCTTTCACATGTTTGTCTACGGTGAAATAGCCGACAACATTAGAGGAATACAGGCGTTCTTTAGAGAAGTAAAAGAACACTTAAGTTCTCACTTTCACGCCAATGCAAAAACAACATTGGATGAGAGAGTGGGCCAAACAACAAGACTACGGCGAGTTCCGAACACGGTTAATATGTCAAGTGATAATGGTGAAGGCATACCCTACTATTGTATTCCTATCTTTGAAGAGGATATTGAAAAGGGATTGGAACACATATTAGAACTTGCCATGTCACCTAGACTGATACCTAGGAGAGTGGGAGGTAACGAATTAGTTTCATGGCCCGATACCCTCCCCATAGAAGCAGTAGAGGGAGAAGTGACCCCAGTAATTGTAGAGGGTAGACTCCCCATGTTGCCATGCATATACAATGCTATTATGGTCGAGAACCCTTCTCATATGGCTAGAGTATATTTGGTGTCATGGTATCGAGACATACTGACACAGAGGCAAAACCTATCCACTAAAGAAAACAAGGAACAAGTTTTGAATACTATTGTTGATGAGATTGAAAAGTTGGTCGAATCATCCGATGAAGTATGGCTGGATTGGGATAAGGAGACTACAAGAAAGCACGCTCGCTTTACTGTTTTTGGTAACTACAATACCCCTAACTGTAAAACTAAATTGATACCCGAAGGGTATTGTGTTGGGAAATGTTGGCGATACCCCGACTACTTAGACAAGGAGGAATGACATGCTAATAATTGATAGTAGAGAAAAGAAAGGTTCTAAGTTAGTAGACCTTGTAGAAGCCAAGGCTAAATCTCTTTCAATACCTACGGAAAAGAAGTGGATAGAGGTTGGAGATTATGTCTATGATGATATTTGTTTTGAGGCTAAGTCCTCAATAGATTTTTTAGGTTCTGTTCTTTCTAAAAGAATGTGGACTCAAATAGACAACATGGATAGAAACTACAAGACCAATATTGTTATTATCTATGGCTCAATGAAAGAAGCAATAGATACTGTAATAGAAAACTCTTATTCTAAACTACCCATTGCTTCTAGAAAGGTAATGATGAATAATAAGTTTTTAGGAGCAATAGGTAGGATGGTTTTAGATACAGATGTAAAACCGTTTTGGGTTCCTACTGAAAAAGAAGCGGCATTGATTATTACTTCGGTTTGTAAAATGAAACCGATTGACCGAGAAGCAATACGCCCTCAAATAATAAAGCGTATATCTACTGATGATTTACGAATAGATGTCTTAACAAGCATCAAAGGAATATCAGTTAAGAAGGCCAAAGCACTATTGAAGAAGTTTGGCTCTATTGCTGAAATAGCACACACTCCCGCTAATGAAATAAACAGCATAGATGGTATAGGGCCGACCATTGCTAGCAGGGTGTTAGAGGTTTTGAATACAGAAAAGAAGGTGAAAATATGAATGATACAAATGAAGAAGACTGGATGAAGACTGATGAATATGATGAGAATGCTTTAGATGCGATGCCTGTTGAAGAAATTACAGAAAATATAGATGATGTGATTAAACAACAAGAAGAACAATCCGCCGCAAAAGAAATTGAATCTATTAAGGCAGTAGAAAACAACCCAACGATAGAAAGAATGGAAATAGCAAAGAACGAAAGACTACCCCTAGTATTAGAAGGGTGGGTTAAAGAAGCAACTAATGTGTCTCATCATAATGACATTCCGGCAGTTATGACTGGGCTAGTATTGATAGGACAGATGGTAAAACAGTTTGTAAAAATACCTATCAAGGCTTCTTTAGTAGATAGCCGAATACACTTTGTTTGGATTCAAACTTCGGGAACCGGAAAGAGTGAATTGATGAACTTTGTAATCCCTGTTTCGGAAAAACTATGGACTAAAATAAATGCCTTTGAGGGATATAAACCACATGAAGACATTAACTGTCACGAAAAATTAGAACAGTTTGACAATTTCGATGTTGTCGAATATACAGATGCGGCACTAATTGGTTATCAAAAACAAATATTGATTCAAGAGGCTGATGCCGATGCAGGTTTAGCAGTCGGAGATATTGAGTGGGAACCTGTAAAGGGTTCTTTAGACGGTCATGGACTAGCCCGTTGGGATGAGTTTACTAATGCAGGTGTGTTCAAACAATCTCAACATAAAGAGAGTGTTGTGACATACTTAAACACCTTGATGAACTCAATAGGTAGTTCTTCTCAAACAATTACTAAAAAACTCAAAGAAGGCCCAAAGGTATTTTGCCACTCCGAGCGTTCTGTATTAGCAACTACTTTCCCTCCTAAGAATCTAGACGAGGCAATTACAGAAACAGGTTTGTTTCAACGAGCAGTCCTCTACATTTGGGAGGTTCCCGAACACATCAAGGATGAGATTGACGATATGGTAACAGACAATTTCGGAGTCTTTGAAGACATCAAATTACCAATTGATAAATACACAGAAGAATTCTTTGAAATATACAAATTAACTAAGGCTAGGTTCTTAGAGGTAGATGGCGACGCAACCGCTACAATACAATATTCTAAAGGTTTCAAAGACGCACTACATCTAAGGAAAATGGACTTACGGAAACTAGTTTCCGAAGAAGACGGGGCAATTAGAGACACGGCTAGAAGTTTTATGACTCGCCTAATTATTATGATGGGTAAAATCTCAGTCCTATGTTGCATTGCCGAGTCTGTAAAAATCACAGAAAAGGATAAAAGGTTCGTGGTAAGTGCTGAAAATGCTAATCAAGCACATAGAATCATACGCAACTGCTATAAATCATTGATTTCGTGGTTCATCCATAGTCTTAGGGAACGGAAGTCCGAAACACTAAAAATCAAGGGTGCTATCTTCTTGAAAGCATACAATGATTTGAAGGGTGACGACGGATGGGTGAACAAAACTGAAATGTTTGAGAAAGTCAAGAAAACAGAAGGAATGTCTCAAACTAGAATGTATGTCCACTTCAAGAAAATCGAAAGCCATTTTTATAGAAAAAGTGTAAACAAGTCTCCGTTCTTAAAACTAAAAGGTGATGAAAAATGATAACATGGGAAAATACATTTATAGTGTTTGATGTGACGAAAGGGCCGAAAGTAATTATTGAAACTCTCAATACTTACGGTGAAGAAGGATGGGAATGTGCTAGTATGCTTACAGTTGCTAACACTAATATCGTAGCCTTCCTCAAGCGAAAGCAGGGAGAGGAACCTGTTGCCAACAACGAAACAGCAGAACTTAGTAAATTGTGGGCCGCAAAAGGAAAGTGATTACATGTCTGTAATGGCTTTAGATATTGAGACAAAGAACAT